AAAAGCCCGTTAGTCACGCTCGAACGGCCGCGAATCTGGGAACTTTGGGCGCCGGTCGTCGAACGGTTCGTGGCAGTCGTCGTCTGGTCGGCGGTGGGTTATGAAGGGTCGGAAGCCGAAGCCGACGGCGTTGAAGGTGTTGGAGGGCAACCGGGGCAAGCGGCCGATCAATCGGCGGGAGCCGCGGCCGGCGCCGACGGCGCCGGAGTGCCCGACGTGGCTGTCCCGGGAGGGGAAGGCTGAGTGGCGCCGGGTGGTGCCCGAGCTGGACCGCATCGGGATGTTGACGCGGGTGGATCGGGCGGCGCTGGCGTCGTACTGCGAGGTGTGGGCGACGTTCGTGACGGCGCAGCGCGAGGTGCACGAGCACGGCCTGGTGCTGCTCGAGCGGGAGCGGGAGACGGACGACGGGACGGTGATCTACGTGCGGCCGGTGAAGAACCCGGCGGTGCTGATCGCCCGTGACGCTGCTGGGCAGGTGCGCCAGTTCTGCGCCGAGTTCGGGCTGACGCCGTCGTCGCGGTCGCGGCTGGAGGTGCCGGAGGTCGGCGAGTCCGACGAGCTGGCGAGCATCTTCTCGTGACGGTGGCCACCATGGATCTCGGGCAGGTGCTGATGGCGCTTCCGATCGAGGGCATCTGCCGGCGTTCCGGCAAGCGGCGGTACCGGACCCGGAAGCTCGCCGCCCAGGCGCTCGTGCTGTCGCGGCGGCTGCCGGGCTGGGTGCCCGACCAGGGTTCGGTGTACCGCTGCGCCATGTGCCGCAGCTGGCATCTGACCCATCTGCCACCGTCGCCCGGTGGAGCGCCGGTTCGATGAGGCCCGGGCAGACCGGGCCCAGATGTTCTTCGAGAAGGCCCTCGTCCACACGAAGGGCCGGTGGGCGCGCGCCCCGTTCTTGCTCACCGACTGGCAGCGCGACGAGATCCTGCGGCCGCTGTTCGGCAGCGTCCGGTTCGACGAGCAGCTCGACACTTGGGTGCGGGCGTACACGCTGGCGTGGATCGAGCTCGGCCGGAAGAACGGCAAGTCCGAGCTCGCCGCTGGCATCGCTCTCATGCTGCTGATGGCAGACGGCGAGGAGGAAGCCGAGGTCTACGGCGCCGCGAAGGACCGCGACCAGGCCGGCATCGTGTTCCAGGTGGCGAAGCGCATGGTCGAGCTGTCACCGGCACTGCAGAAGCGGGTCGCCCAGCGGAAGCTGCAGGTCATCGACTCGAAGAAGCGCATCGTCTACACGCCGACGGGCAGCTTCTACCAGGTGGTCGCGGCCGACGAGGGCGGCAACCTGGGCACGAACCCTCACGGGGTGATCTTCGACGAGGTGATCACCCAGCCGTCCCGGGCCCTGTGGGATGACTTGAAGACCGGCATGGGCACCCGTGACCAGTCGCTTATGGTCGCCCTGACCACGGCCGGCAACGACCCGTCGAGCTTCGCGGCGGAGGAGCACCTGATCTGCGAGCGGGTGGCCGCCGACCCGGCGCTCGACCCGGCCCGGTTCGTGTACATGCGGAACACCCCGCACGACGCCGACTGGCGTGACGAGTCGAACTGGTATCACGCCAATCCCGGTCTCGGTGACTTCCTGCGGATCCAGACGTTGCGCGACGAGGCGCTTGAGGCGGAGCAGTCGCCCGGCAAGCAGAACGCCTTTCGCCAGTTCCGGCTGAACCAGTGGGTGCGTCAGCAGACCCGCTGGCTTGACCTGGGGCTGTGGGACGAGAACGCCGGCCTGGTGGTCGGCGAGCAGCTGGCGGCACGTGAGTGCTTCGGCGGCCTGGACATGGCGTCGACGTCGGACTTCGCCGCCTGGGTGTTGTTCTTCCCCGACGCGATCGACGAGGCGGACGGTTCGAAGGACGCGGTGCTGGCACGGTTCTGGCTGCCGGAGGCGGCGGCCGCGCGCCGGAAGGACCACATGGGCGGCCAGTTCGAGGCGTGGGCGCGGGCCGGGTTCCTGTCGTTGACGCCGGGCGACGTGATCGACGAGGAGGCCATCAAGGCGCAGGTCGATCGGGACATGGCCATGTTCCGGGTTCAGGGGGTGGCCTACGACCGGTGGGGGGCGACGGGGGTGGTGTCGTGGATGAAAGCCCGGATGGGGGAGCGGCGCTGTGTCGGGTTGGCGCAGACGACGTCGCAGCTGAACGCCCCGGCGAAGGAGCTCGAGCGGCTCCTCGGCCTGCGTCGGCTGCGTCACGGCGGCCATCCGGTGTTGCGGTGGAGGGCCGACAACGTGCAGGCGACGCGCGACTCGTCGGGGAACATCAAGCCGGATCGGCAGCGGTCGAAGGAGAAGATCGACGGGATCGCCGCCCTGGTCGATGCGATCGCCGCCTACCAGGCGAAGCCGGCGGCCAGCTTCGCGTTCGTGCTTACCCAGTGAGGGAGACGCAGATGTGGTTCGCAGTGATGGATGTCGCCGTGCTCGTGGCGGTGCTCAGTGGGCTGTGGTTCGGTCAGCGCCGCAGCGGGCGCCGCTCAGGCTGGCTCGAGCAGGCGACCTCCCGGCGGCTCGTCGTCCACACCAGCGACGACCGGTCCATCGAGGGGACGGTCGCCCAGGTGGGTGACGATGGGCTGGTGTTGCGGGCGGCGCGGCTGCTCGGCCCGAAGCCGGTCGATATGGCCGGCGACGTGTGGGTGCCGCGCGGGCGGGTGCTGTTCGTGCAGACGGTGGTCGATGCGGCGCCCTAGCCGCACGGCACGCTGACGGTCGTGCACGTCCTCGCCGCCGACGGCCAGCATGTCGACGTTCCCGGCCCTTCGGCCAGGTCGTGGCCTCTCGCCGGCACCGTCTTCCAGTCCGAGTTCACCCAGTCGTGGGCAGGGCTGCGCATGTCGGCGCTCCCGACCGGTGAGTCCCGGATCCTCAGCTTGCGCCGGATCTACAAGGGCAACCCGTGGGTGTGGACTGCGGTCAACACCATCGCCAACGGTCTCGCCTCCTTCCCGCTGCGGGTCACCGACTGGGGGGCGAACGGCAACCGGGTCCCGGTCCGCGGTGACCTGCCGCAGGGGCGGCCAGGGCCGCCGTCGGCCGCTCAGCGGCTCGACACCCTCCTCAACCATCCGGCGCCCCGCCAGTCACGGCGCCGCACCGTCAGGCGGACGCTGGTCGACAAGCTGGTGTACGGCAACGGTCTGTGGGTGAAGGAGCCGGACGGGATGGGCGGCATCGGCGCCCTGTGGAACGTGCCGTGGCGGCGGATCAGCGTGATCGCCGGCGATGAGGTGCCGGTGGTCGGCTACCGGCTGCTGAACCCGGCCGGCAACAAGGTGTGGGGCGTCGACGACGTCGTGCAGTTCGGCGAGGGCGACCCGGAGGGGCCGTTGGCGCCGTCGCCGCTGGAGTCGCTGCAGTGGACGATCGCTCTCATGGACGCCGTGTCCCGGCACCTGGTGGCGTTCTTCCAGAACCAGGCCCGCCCTTCGGGTGTGCTCGAGATGGAGCAGATGCCCGACGACAAGGAGCTCGGGCTGATCCGCGAGCAGATCCAGCAGCTGTACTCGGGTGCGGAGAACGCCGGCCGGCCGCTGATCACCTCGGGGCACTGGGTGCCGATGACCGGAAACAACAGCTACTCGGACCTCGTCGAGCTCGCCCACCTGTCGCGCGAGGAGGTGGCGGCCGCGTTCCAGATCCCGCCGCCGGTGATGGGCATCCTGGACGGTGCGATCAAGTCGAACGTCGAGGAGCTGCGCGAGCAGTTCCTGCGCGACGTGCTGGCCCCACACGGGTCGGAGATGACCGACGAGATCGTCGCCCAGGTGATCGAACCCGCCCCGCAGTGGTCGGGACTGGGCTGCGGGTTCGACATGTCGGCCCGGCTGCTGCCCGACCTCGAGGCGCTGGCGGTGGCGTTCAAGGAGCTCAAGCGGGTGTACACCCTCAACGAGCTGCGCCGCATGGCCGGCCTGCCCGACCTCGCCCAGGACTGGGCCGATCAGCCGTGGATGGAGCCCGGCTCCCTGCCGGCATCCCTGGCGCCGCAGGGGGCGACGATCAGCCCGGACGGCGCCGACGGCCCGGCCGGCGAGGTGGAGGGCACACTGCCTGGCGATGACGAGTTCGACGACGTCGGCGGCCAGGCGGCGTGAGCGAACACGACCTCGACGACCTGTGCGGCTTCACGCCTGAGACCGTCACAGCGCTCGTCGACGAGAACCGGCAGCTGCGGATCGAGGTTGGGCTGCTGCGGCGTGAAAAGAAGGCCGTCGAGTCGAAGCTCGCCGCTGTAATCGCCGAGCACCGCGCCCAGGCCGCCGCTCGGCGCCGGTGGTGGCAACGGTGAGCCGGACCATCCCGGCGTGGTGGCCGCCCAAGGGTTCCTCCAAGCAATTTCGCCTGGAGAAGTGGTTCTGGGCGGCGACGATCCCGCCCACGGTGGCCTGGGCGATCCACTGGGCGGCCTCGTGGAACAAGTACGGGGTGCTCTACGTGGCATGGCTGAGCATCTACGCGCTAGTGAAAGGCGCCGGCGGCCAGGAGCAGGCCGCCCAGGCGAAAGAGACCGCGGCGGACCTCCAGTCGTGACCGCCGTCGACGCCTACCACTGGCCGTGGGTCGGCTGGCTGCTGCGCCTCACATGGGGGAACCTGCTCGCGTCGATGATCTGGGCGCCGCTCGCCTTCGGGGCGGCCGGCGTGTGGGCGCACCGCAAGATCGTCCGGCCGATGCACCGCCACCACGAGACGCTCCACGCGCGTCTCGACAGGATCGAGCAGCAGGGGTCTAGCCGCCTCCCATCCTGACCGGCATGCCTCAGAAGCGTCGGCTGCGCATGCAGGTCCGGGCCACCCCGGAGGATGGATCCGGCACGTTCACCGCGCTGGTCTCGGCTTACAACGTCACCTACGACGTCGGATGGGGATGGACCGAACGAATCTTGCCCGGAGCGTTCGCCGAGTCGATCAAGGCCCACTCGACGATCCCCATCTTCTACGAGCACGCGTGGGCCGACGGGCCTCTGGGTGTCGGCACCCCAGTTGAGACGGAGTCGGGGTGCGAGGTGTCCGGCCGGCTGTACCTCGGCATGGCCGAACGGATCGACGTCATCTACCAGGCGATGCTCGACGAGGCGCTCGAAGAGTGGTCAGTGGCCTTCTGGCCTCAGACGATCATCGAGGACTCCGACGACCGGTACTGCGACCAGATCGCCAAGGGCGACCTGGCCGAGGCGTCAGTGTGCGTGCGGGGGGCGAACCCGGCTACGGAGACGATCGATCTGCGGTCCCAGGTCGGGTGGATAGACGGCAGCGACGCCGAGCGTCAGAAGGAAGTCGTGCGTCTACGCCGCATGTTCAAGGTCCCCGACCTACGTCCCCGAACCGGCAACGTCGGCGCCGAGGGTGTGCCGGTAACCGAGCGTGCCGCCGATGACGATGACGAGCCGACCGCCGGCGACCTGGCGAAGGCTGTTGATGCGCTGATCGACCAGGCTGCCGAGCTTGCCGAGGACGGCGACCTGGCAGGACTGGCGGACGTGCTTGTCGCCGCCGACTCGACTGTTGATGACCTCCTCGAGGCGCTCGGCGTTCCCGACGACGACGACATCGACCCGGCCGACAACGACGACACCGAGGCGCAGCGGGCTCGCGCTGTGTGGGGTACGCCGGCCGGCGACGAGATCATCCGGGCGCTCCGCTCTAGCCGCCGCTGACCATGACCGCCATGCAGAACCTGACCTGCACCGACCGGAGGATGTGACGATGCCCGCACTGCTCGAGCAGCAGGTCGAGGAGCTCCGCAACGAGATCAAGCGCGAAGAGGGCGAGGCCGCCCGCAAGCGCACCGAGGCGGACAAGATCCGTGACGACGCCGTCGCAGCGGGCAAGAACCCTCTCACCGACGACGCCATCTTCGTCGAGTACGACGAGCGCACCAAGGAGTCGGACTCGCACCGGCAGCGTGCCCTCGACCTTCGGGCCCGCCTCGAGTCGGCCCTCGGCCGCGCCGCCAACGACGGCACCGGCCGGGTCATCGGCCCCGACGGCGAGCGGCAGCTGAACCGTCAAGAGCGCCGGGCGTTCGACAAGATCGCCCACCGGTACCTCGAGTCGGACAGCTACAAGGCGCTGCAGCGCTCCGGCGCCCTCCGGGGCGGGAACGCCCACATCATGGGCGACCCGGTCGACGTCCTCGACCGGTCCGAGCTCGTCGAGGGTCTCCGTCAGCGCACAACGGTCAACGTCGGCGACGCCGGATCGGTCGTTCCGATCGACCAGCAGGTGTGGCCGCCCATCGAGCTGCCTGTCCGCCAGGTCCGGCTCCTCGACCTCATCTCGGTGACCACGACCGACTCGGACATGGTCAACTTCGTGCAGCAGACCGTCCGCCAGGACGCCGCAGCGTTCATCCCCTACGGCACGCCGGCTCCCGAGGCCGACTACGAGTTCGCTCTCCGCCAGGCGTCGGTCAAGCGGCTCACCCAGTTCATCCCTGCGACCAAGGATGTGCTCGCCGACCAGGGGCAGCTGCAGGGCCTGCTGCAGGACCAGCTGATGATGGGTGTCCGGCTCGGCGCCGAGACCGCCGTGGCCCTCGGCAGCGGCTCCGGGTTCGCCGACACCACCTTCCAGGGGATCGTGAACACCGCCGGTGTCGGCGTGGTCACCTACCAGGACGGGTCGCACGCCTCCGAGTACGAACTCGACGCCATCCACCGGGCGATCACCACCATCCGGCTCACCCTGTTCGCCGACCCGACCGCCATCGGCATCCACCCGACGAACTACGAGCAGACCATCCTCCGCAAGGACAGCTACGGCCGGTACCTGTACCCGGTCGGCACCGAGACGAACACCATCTGGGGCCTCACCCCGGCCATCAGCCCGGTGTTCACCCTCAACCAGGCGGTCGTGGGCGACTACAAGACCGGCGCCCGCATGTGGATCCGCGACGGCCTGTCGGTCACCGCCTCCACCGAGCACCTGGACTTCTTCACCCGAGGGATGGTCGCCATCCTCGCCGAGATGCGCGCCGCGTTCGCTGTCGTGCAGCCCCGGGCGTTCTGCCTGGTCAACTCGCTCACCTGATCGGAGTAGTCGATGCCCGAAGAGATGATGGTCGCACCCATCACCACCGTCGGCGGCCAGGCGCCCGCCGCCTACATCGTGGTTGCCCACCCCGGCCAAGAAGTCCCGAGCCCCGACCGGCTCCGCCACGAGCTCGGGATCACCGACCCCTCGTCGGTGAAGCCGATCAGCGAGGTGCTCGAGCTCCGGCCGGCAACCAACGAGGAGATCGCCGCCGCCGGCGGCCAGCCCCGCCCGTCGCGCGGCCCGATGCCCGGCGACAGCGGCGCGCCCCGCACGGCCAAGCGGCCGGGCCCGGAGCTGTAGCTAGGTGCGGGTCGCCGCACAGCGGCCCGCCACGCTTCGCTGGCACTTGACCAGCGACGGCGGGACCCCCGTCACCCCCGACAACGGCGCCACACCCCAGGTGACCGTCGTCGCGGGTGACGGCACCGTCGCGTACGGGCCCACGAATGCCAGCTTGGCCACCGGCACGGAGGGCGCCGAGTGGACGTGGGTGCTGCCGGCACAGTCGAAGCTCGACACGCTCACCGCCACACTCACCGCCACGGTCGGCGGCGTGCCGATGTCGGTGCCGCTCGAGGTCGACATCATCGCTCAGCGGCTCATCGATCCGTGGCGGCTCCGCAACGACTATCCGGCCGACCTCGGCGCCGGCGTCGTCGACGACGAGCAGCTGCTGTTCCTCCTCGACCAGGCCGAGGAGACGATCCGCGACGTGCTCGGCTACCCGCCGGTACTCGAAGGCGCACGGGTCGAGTGGGACACGTTGCGCGGCACCATCAACGACGCCCTCTACGTCGCCGGCACTGTCAACGGGCTGCCCTACGGGTGGGGTGCCGGCCGGATGCTCATCCCGCAGGTCCGCATGCCCGTGGAGGTGTACTCCGGCTCCGTCAACGGCGTCGCGCTCGACCCGACCCTCGACGTGACGAAGATCCTCGTGCAGAACGGGGCGCTCGTCTGGTCCGACTACCGGCCGTGGATCTCTGGCCGGTACAGCCTGTGGCTCACCCACGGCGACCCGTCACCCGCCGCCGACCTTCGCTGGGCGTGCGGGAAGCTGGTCGCCCACCGGTCGAAGACCATCGACTACCCGGACCGGGCCGCCCAGGTTGTCACCGAGGGGGCGACCATCGTGTTCGCCATGCCGACCGCCGACCGGCCGACCGGGATCCCCGAGATCGACGCCGTGTTGAACAGGTACCGGCTCACCAGTGTCATCTGACCGTCCGGGAACGGCTCCGCTCTAGCCGCCTCCGACCATGAGCGGCGTGCCCAACCAGCCCCTCTGGAGGATGAACCGTGGCCGATGACCTTTCGTCCGCTCAGCCCGCGCCGCGCGGCATCGACCTGGTGGCAGCCCGGGCGGGCTCGTACATCAGGGGCGTCACGTCGGCGACACCGGCCACGATCACCGCGACCGGCCAGACCGCCGGCGTCGAGGTCGCCGGCCACGGAGTCGCCCGCCTCGACCTGGTCGTGACCGCCGCCTCCGGCACCAGCCCGTCGGACACGATCACCATCCAGACCAGCTTCGACAACGGTGTCACTGACAGCTGGCGGACCGTCGCCGCCTTCCCGGCCGTGACCGCCGCCGGCACGACCCGGCAGGTGTTCTCCAGCCTCGACCGGTGGATCCGTGCGTCGCACGTCGTGACCGGCACCACCCCGTCGCTCACCTACACCCTCGCCGGGGAGCTCTGCTGATGGCCGGCTTCGGGAAGTACCAGGTCGCCCAGGACATGCACGTCGTCACCGCCGACGCCGAGTTCGACGTCAAGGCCGGCGAGTTCGAGCCGGCCGACGAGGCGCAGGCCGCCGCCGTCCTCGGCCTCGTCGGCGTGTCGTTCCAGCCCGAAGGCGCCGAGCAGTCGCACGAGATGGTGACGATCACCGAGCCCCCCGACGCCCAGACCGCCGCCGGCACCCCCGACCCGACCCAGGTGGCGCTCGCGGTCCCCGCCCAGCCTGACACCGCCGCTCCCGCCCCGACCGACGGCGCCGCGGCCCCCGCCGACCAGCCGGCAGCCCCGGCCGCCGCGCCTGCCCCCATCGACACGGCCGGGACCACCACTCCGACCCAGGGGATCTGACCCGTGGCGATCCTCCAGCGGCGCCTCTCCAAGTGCGGCCTCTCCCGGCAGACCGCGAAGGGTGCTGCCGCCACCAGCGCCACCTACGGGTACGGCGTCGACGGCGGCAGCATCTTCAAGCTCGACCTCACCGAGAACGAGATCCCGCTCACCTGGTCGAACCTCGACATCCTCGGCTTCGACCGGTCGGGGGTGAAGCCGTCGCAGGCCATCGGGACTGTCGCCACCCCGAACCTGATCGGCCTGCTGCTGCTCGGCGCGCTCGGCTCCGACACTGTCACCGGCGCGTCGTCGCCGTACACCCACACGATCACCCCGGCGGCGTCGCTGCCTTACCTGACCGCGTGGGGGGCGTTCGGCGGCACCGACTACGCCCAGATCGTCGACACCAAGGTGTCGTCCCTCGAGCTGTCATGGGAGGCTGCCGGCCGGGTCACCGCCAAGGCAAGCCTGCTGGGCATCACCCCGTCGTTCCTCGCCTCGATGTACACCGAGACCGCCAACGAGGTGCTGTCGTCAGTCGGTTTCTTCACCGCCGGCGGCGGCGTGTTCAGCATCGAGAGCGTCGGCGCCCAGGTGACCGGAGGGTCGGTCAAGATCGACAACCACGTCGCCCAGCCCGTCGTCGCCTCCACCGTGCTGCCCGCCGACGTCGTCGAAGGGAAGCGGGAGATCACCTGGTCCCTCAAGCTCCTCCCGACCGACACCCACCTGTTCCGCGAGGTGTACTTCGGGGCGTCGACCCTCGGCGCCCTCTCGGGGATCAGCGCGTTCCCCAGGCTCGGCGCGGTGTCGGTGCAGTTCGCAGGGCCGTCGTCGACGACCCTGACGATCTCGTCGGCGTCGACACGGTTCATGGTCGAGTTCCCCGAGTCGTCGCCCGACGGCGGCCCCGCCGAGCTCACCCTCGCCGGCACCTCGGTGCTTCCCGCCTCAGGCCCGGCTGTCACGGCCACGCTTCTCAACTCGGTCGCCTCCTACTAGCCGGGGCTGCCCCGGTGGACATCGTCTTCGTCTTCCTCGACGGCAGCGAACTGCCCGCGAACTGCGGGCCGCCGTACACGCCCGTGGAGCAGCACCGGTGGGAGACGGAGTTCGGTCTGTCGTTCCTCGCCGTCGAGCAAGCGGTCGGCGAGGAGACCGTCGCGACGCTCGAAGGTCGGCCAGCCGACCCCAGGTTGTCGCTACGCGTCGGGTGGATGCTGTGGCTCGGCTGGGAACGGGTGCGCCACCGCCTCCAAGGGCCCGCGGCTGTACGGTTCGCCAGCTTCGCCCCGCTCCTCTCCTCCTGGCGGTTCCCGACACCCGACCCGGTCGACAGCGACGGCCAGGCCGGCGAGGCCGGCGAACCCGAGGCCGTCGAGCCGGCCGCCGTCAACGACGCCGACCTGTACCGGCCGGCGCAGCCGTTCACCGGCCACGACAGGCAGCGGCTCTCCTACATGCACCACCGGCTCGCCGGGAGAAGCTGATGGCCGACCAGTTCACCATCGACGGGCTCAAAGAGCTCCGCGCGGCGCTGCGCGCCGCGCCGCAGGCGGCCGTCTCCGAGATCACCCGCGCAGCGAAGCCCGCCGCCCAACAGGTGACCGCCCGGGCGGTCGAGTTCGCCCCGATCAAGTCAGGCACCCTGCGCGGCTCCGCTGCACCGACAGCGCCCTCGAGGAGCTTCGGGGTGCGGTTCACCGCCCCCTACGCCGGCGTGCAGGAGTTCGCCGTCGCCTATTACCGCCGCACCCGCGGCTCCGGCCGCGGCCGCGTCACGGCCGGCGAGCGCCGTGTGGCCAAGACCGGCGGGAGTGCTCCGTCGGGCAGCAACGAGGTGCACCTGCAGCACGTGAACGGGCCGCCGCCCCGGTTCGCGTACCGGGCGATCGAGGAGCTCGGCCCGAAGCTCGCCGAGACAGTCGTGTGGCCGGCGATCCTGGACGTGCTCCGCCTCCACGGATGGTTCGTCGATGGCTAGCGGCCAGCAGCTCGTCGCCCGCTACGTGCTCGACTCGAGCGGGATCAAGAAGGGCGCCGACGACGCCGACGCCCAGCTGTCCCGGCTCACCACCAGCCTGCAGGCGGTCGGGAAGACCGGCGGCGGGGCGTTCTCGCCGATCGCGTCGGCGATGTCGTCGACGTTCGCCCAGGGCAACCCGTTGGAGGAGTTCCTCGGCCGGGCTACCGGGGGGATCTCCGCCCTGGGCGACAAGTTCGCCAAGCTCGAGAAAGACGGCGCCTCCAGCGTCCAGAAGATCGGCGTCGGCCTCGCCGGCTTGGGCGGCATCGCAGCCGGCATCGGCGGCGGCCTTGCCTTGGCTTCGTCGCCGCTGACAGCGGCGACCGACCAGCTGAAGCAGGCGATCACCGACGCCGGCGGCAACTGGGACGAATTCGAGGTGAAGACCGAGCAGGCGAAGAGCAAGCTCAAGGACTTCGCGTCCGGCACCGAGGTCGAGAACAGTCTCGCCACGCTGACGACGTCGTTGCATGATCCGGCGCTCGCATACCAGTACCTCGGTGAGACCGCCGACATCGCAGCGGTGAGGCACATGAGCCTGTCGGAGGCGGCGACCGCGGTCGGCAGGGCGTTCACGAACCCGACCCGTCTCGCCCGCCAGTTCGGCGACTCGGTCACCTCGTCTACGAAGACTCAGACTGAGGCGAAGAAGGCGACCGACGAGCACACCAAGGCCGTCGACGCCCTGGCCAAAGCCCAGCAGGCCGTCACCGCTGACGAGGCGAAGGCCCAGGCGGCCGCCCAGGCCCTCACCCTCGCCCAACAGAATCTGACGGTCGCGACCGACACGAACCAGAAGGCGCAGGAGAACCTCGCCGCGGTGCAGACCGAGGTCGGCCAGGTGATGTCCCGCACCGGCGCCTACGCCACGCAGCTGGCCACCGACCAGCAGTCCGTCGCTGACGCCTCTACCCAGCTCGGGAACGCCCAGGACAACCTCGCGACGATCCAGCAGCGTGTGAACGACGTCATGAACGACGCCGGCACCTACGCCGAGGACTTGCAGAAGGCGCAGCTCGGAGTCGCTCACGCCGCCCTGACGCAGAAGGAAGCTGTCGACCGGGTGGCGAAAGCCCAGGCCGACCTGATGGCCGCCCAGAAGACGGGCGACCATCTGAAAGTCACCGCCGCCCAGGACACCCTCGCGAACGCCCAACTCAGCGTCAAAGATGCAGCGCTCACCGCCGAGGATGCCCAGACGAAGCTGACCTCGACGCAGAACGAGGCGATCCCCGGCACCCTCGAGTACGAGAAGAACCAGCGGGCGCTCGCCGACGCCCACAACCAGGTCGCCAAGGCGCAGCAGACCCAGATCGACGCGCAGGCCAAGTACCAGTCCGAGCTCAACGTCTCGACCCCCGGGACGGCCGCCTACCGGGCGGAGCAGCAGAAGCTCCTCGACGCCCAGTACCAGGCCCAGGCAGCAGCGTCGAAGCTGACGGACGCCCAGGTGAAGGTCCACGACGCCCAGGGCAAGGTGGCCGACTCGAACACGACCCTGGCCGCCGCTCATGCAGCGGTGTCGGCAGCCCAGGACAAGGTGACGTCGTCGACCGCTGCGATGAATGCCGCGGTGGCTGCCGCCCAGTCGCAACTGCAGACGTTCCAGCAGCTGATGGACACCATCGCCACCCAGACTCATGGCCAGTTCCAGGCGGCGACCGACAACACCAAGTCGCACGTCACCGGCATGTTCCACGAGGTCGAAGACAAGTTGCAGACGTTCGGCCAGGCGTGGGGAGGCACGATCGCCGCCGCCGGCATAGCGATCGGCGGCGCCGGTGGCCTCGCCGACCTCGCCGGCCGCGGGTTCAGCAAGCTGAAGGGTGACTCGGGCGCGGCGAAGACTCAGGTGGTCATCGACACCGAGGCCATGACGGCGGAGGTCGGCGCCGACGCAGCCGTGATGGAGGGCGAGGTGAGCACCCTCGGGGCCACGCTCGGCGGCCTCGGCCTGGCCGCCGCTGCAGCGTTCGGCGCCTACGAGCTCGCCAAGCCGGGGCACGGCACGCCGGGCGCCAAAGGGTCGGGCGGTGGCGGCCCGCTCAGTTTGCAGAACGTGTACGGCGACCTCGGGATGCACCAAAGCCCCGCCAAGGACATCGCCGGATGGTGGGACTCTCTCTTCGGGGGCTCCTCCCCGAAGGTCCCGGCGCACGGTACCGGCGGGATCACCACCCGCCCGCATCTCGCCGTCGTCGGAGACACGCCTGAGGCGATCATCCCGCTGTCGAAGATGAACGACGTCCTCCCCGGCGCAACGGGGGGCGGCGGCACCACGGTGGTCAACGTGACGGTCAACGTCGCCGGCAGCGTCCAGACCGAGAAGGATCTCGTCGCAGCCGTCCACCAGGGGCTGCTCGAGACGGGGCAGGTCAACTCGACGCTGTTCCCGGCGCTGTGAGCGCCTACCCGGCGCTCACGGTCAAGGTCGCGTTCGCCTCCAACCCGAACGACTCCTCCCTCGTCTGGACCGACATCAGCGCCTACGCCCGCCAGGTCGCCACCGCCCGCGGCCGCCAACGGCTGCTGCGCACAATGGCCCAGTTCCAGGCCGGCACCTGCAGCCTGCAGCTCGACAACCGGGACCGCCGGTTCGACCCCACCAACACGGCCAGCCCCTACTACCCGAACGTCCAGCCGGAGAAGCCGATCCAGATCGGCGCCACATGGCAGGGCACCTACTACCCGATCTGGACCGGCCAGGTCGACGACTGGGCCCAGGCGTGGCCAGGTATCGCCGAAGCCCGCATCGACCTGTCGGCCACCGACCTGTTCAAGAGCCTCGCCATCAAACGGGTGCTCTCCTCCGGCTACTCGACCACCGTCCTCGCCACCTCCGGGCTGCTCGCCTACTACCGGTTCGGGGAGCCCGCCCCCGCCACCGGCCAGCCGCCGACCACGGTCGCGGTCGACACCAGCCCAGCCCGCCGTGACGGCACCTACGAGGGCACCTACACCCTCGGCGCTGCCGGGGCGCTCACCGTCGACCCGAACACAGCATTCAGCTGCGGCACCTACACCGGCATGATGCAAGGGCCGGGCAGCGCCGCCCCATCAGGCACCACCGACTTCACCATCGAGGCGTGGTTCAAGACGACCGCCAACGACAGCGTCCTCCGGCCGATCTACTGGGCGGGCGGCCAGAACATCATGGTCGCCGTCCAGAACGGGCAGCTGAAGTGCTCGGCGGTCGGCCTCGGCGGCATCCCCGTCGCCGTCAACGTCCACGACGGGTTCTGGCACCACGTCGTGTTCGTCCGCCACTACGACGGCACGAACACCAACGCCACCATCTACCTCGACGGCGCCCAGGTGTTCACCGGGTCGGTCGCCGGCGCCCCCACCAGCATCCCGGTGTCGTCGGCGATCTACGTGGGCGGCGCCGACCCTTCAGCGCAGCCGGTGAGCGGTCCGCTGTTCTGGGGCGACATCGACGAGCTGTCAGTGGCGACGACCGCTCTCACCGGGGCCCAGGTGCTCGCCCGGTTCCAGGCTGCCACCTTCCCGGCCCAGTATTCCGGCCAGCGGGTCGCCGCCCTCCTCAACACGCTCGGCATCCCTGCCTCGAGGCAGCGGGTCGACACCGGCCGCACGTGGTGCGCGCGGGAGGTGGCTGACCAGTCGGCGACGAAGGCGCTGTTGTACGCCCAGCGGTCGGAGCAGACCGAGCAGGGCCAGTTGTACGTCGCGGCCGACGGCACCGTCGTGTTCGAGGACCGCTACCACCGGTACCTCAACCCGAACTCGACGCCGGTCGCCGTCTTCGGCGACGGCGGCACCGGCTACCTCAGGGTGGCGGGCACCGGGTCGCCGTCTGGGTTCCAGTTCACCAGCAACCCCTCGGCCGGGTCGGTGCCAGCCAGCGGCGACGAACTGTGGACGATCTCCGGCCACATCGACGCGACGTCGTCGAACGGCGGCTACTGGGGGATCTTCGACCAAGCCGGGAACGTCCTGGTCGGCGCCTACCAATCCTCCGGGGTCAACGGCGACGTGTCAGCGGAGGTGACCCTCGGGTCGTCGGTGACCCGGATCAACGCGTTCGCCGACACCGTGAACGCGACGATCGCCTCCGGCCAGTACCTCACCTTCTCGAAACCGAGGCTCCGCAAGACCGGCCAGCGGATCGCCGGTACCGGATCACCGCTCGGATATCAGGCCGGCGGCCAGATCTACAACGTCCGTGCCGGCCAGATACTGACGCTCACGGCCACCGTTGACGCCCGCTATGTCACGGCCGCCTCGCCGAGCATCATGATCCTCAACCCTGACACAGGCTCGTCATTCACCGGAGCAATCGCTTACGCCACCGCCGGTCAGATCTCCACGATCACCTGCACCGCCCGGATCCCGGCCGGCGTCACCCGCGCCCAATTCCTGTGGGACACCTCCAACTGCACCGTCACCTCCGGCCAGTACCTCGTCTACTCCGGGATGACCGCCACGATCGACTACGTCGACGTCGGGCCTCTCTCGGCCACCAACGCCATCCCCGACCCGAACTTCTGGGTGCCCGCCGACTGGAACTGGCCGTCGAACTGGATCGTCGAGAGGGACGAGATCAGCTACGACATGGACGGCCTCGCCATCCACTTCGACCGGTCCGAGCTCTACAACGAAGTGCCCGCCACCCGGGCCGGCGGCACCACCCAGATCGCCTCCGACCCGGCGTCGATCACCGAGTTCGGGAACCGGACCGTCGTCGGCGGCCTCTCCGAAATGTTCATGGCCTCCGACGCCGACGCCATGTACTGCGCCCAGTGGGTGCTCGCCGACACCAAGCTGCCCCGACAGCGAGTCGACGACCTCAAGTTCACGCCCGTCTCCGACAGCCGACTGTGGCCACTGCTCCTCGGCGCCGAGATCGGCACCGTCGTCACCGTCGTCAAGCACAACATCCCCGGCGGGGGCGGCCCGATCACCGTGAACTGCCGCCTCGAGGGCGTCGACCACCGCATGGACCCGCCCCGGTCGTGGAAGACCACTTGGCACGTGTCGGTGATGGGCACCCAGCCGTGGCTGATCCTCGGCGACCCGGTGATGGGGCTGCTCGACTCCGGGGCCCGGTGGGGGTGGTGACCTTCTAGCCGGCTGCGACCTTCTGTGGCGTGCCCGACCTCGCCACCGTCGACA